CTGTAACTTCGTTGCGAACACCTTGTTCAACAGCGAGTTTATTTTCTTCCATCCATTCTTTAACAACATAATTCATATACTCATCCATTTTCTCTGTCATTTCTTTTTGGATGCTTTCTGTTTTTTCTTCCATATCTTTCTTGGACTCATCTCGGACTTGCTTACGAATCTTAGCAATCTTAGACTTAACTGCAGCCTCAAAGATTGTAGCAGCTTTCGTTTTGAATTCCTCAGAAAGTTCTTCTCCATCAATCAATGCAGAAACATCTTCAGAAACATCTACTTCAATTTCTTTTTCTTCCTTCTTGGATTTAGACTCATCTTTATCTTCATCTTCGTCATCATCATCTTTGTCTTTATCTAACCAAGGTGGCTTACCTTCTTTTTTATCTTTACCTTCTTTTTTAGACTTAGATTCCATCTCATCTTCTTCCTCATCATCTTCGTAATCTTCGTCATCTTCTTCTTTCTTTGCTTTACCTTCTGCTTTTGCAGAAGCATTAGATTTTTTTGCTTTAGGATCACTATTTTTGCTTGTTCCACCTTCTCCATCTTCCTCAGCATCTTCTCGACCATCTTCACCATCTACAGCCGGCATTCCTAATTTTTTATTATCATCTTTCGCTTCTTCCATATCAACCTCTTCAAGTTGTCCATCATCTGTGAGTGTTTCTTTCTTTGCCATTTTTAATCTCCTAAAAATTATTTTCTGTTAAATATTTATAATACTACAGATTTTGAAGGAATTTGGTGAAAACTTCTAACTTTTTCTGTTCCAATTCTTTCATTTTTGCTTTTTCAATAATTTTTCTCATACTATCAATCTCTCGTTCTTTAATAATACCATTATCCCAAATCCATTCTTTGCCTTCCATGATACCATTAACGAATGCGTCTGGTGCTGAAGGATCAGCAACAATATCAACAGTTGAAAGAACAAAATCACTTTGTACTTCGTTTACACCTTTTTTATTGGCTTTAACACTTCCCATACCTCTGGAAGATACACCAAGTCGAACACCCTCGCTGATAAAATTCTTAACGATCTTACCATTTGGTGTGTCCATTACTTTTGCTTTACCAATAAAATTTTTGCCATCTTCATAGAGTTCTTTAATAACATGAGATACACGATCCAAATTAATAACAGGACCCATTGGATGACCAAGTTCTCCAAGAGCTCTTCCTTCTGTAACATACTTTCGATTAAAATTAGTAACTTCTTTTTTCAATACAGCATGAGGATAAACTCTACCATTTTGATTTTTAATATCAGCCTGCATAAAGATACCTTTTATATACTGCTCTTTACCTTTACCCTCAGTAATATACTCAATCTCATTAGTATGTTCTGTTATTAACTTCATAAGTTACTCCTTATTTTTTTTAGCTATTCGATCATTTTCTGCTTTACGAACTTTTGGTAAAATTTTCTTTGCAATTTTTGCAATAACTGCTTTCTTCTTAGCTAATCTTTTTTCTAAAGTTTCTCTACCTGCCATAGATAAATCAGATTTACTTTTATCTTTTAAAATTTTCTTAGCAACAATATCTCTTGCTTTTTTCATTGCTCGTTTTTTTAATTTCTCAGGATTTGCTTTTCGTTTCATAGCAATCTTTCGTTTACGAGCAATCATCTTTCCTTTAGTTTTCATCATCATCTTTCGCTTCATACGAGAAGCTTTACTCATTACTTCATCAAGAACATCATCAATCATGTCATCAATCTTCTTCATTATCACCTTCCCACTCTGCATCTATTTCATCATAAAATTTTTTCTTATCTTCACCACTCAATTCATCTGGACTTTTTACACCATACTTTTTTAATTTTGCATCAAAGAATTTATTATAAGCTTCTTTATCACCACTCTTTGCTTCATCTTTTGGGGTGTCTTGTGATGCTTCCCATTCTTTATGTGTCATACCAGAATGAACTTTATCACAATTATGGTTCTCTGTTCTTCGACCATCACCACCAGCACACTTTCTTCGTGCGCCATCTGATTTAATATACTCAGTTACTTTTTGAATGATACTTTCTTTTTTTGATTTTGCTCTTTCTTTATCTCTTTCTGATTTTCGTTTTAAAGCTTCTTTATCTCTTTCTGCTCTACGAACTAAATTTTCTTTATCTCTATTAGTTTGTTTTAAAGCAGCTTCTTTTTCTCTGTTTGCTTTTTTAACATCCTCAAGACCTTCTTTTAAATAACTTTTAAAAGTTTTCATGTGTCTGCCTTTGGTGTTTCGGGTGTAGTTGTTTTAGGTTCTGAACTTGGTAATTCAAATTTAAAACTATTTTTATAATCTTCAATAGCCTTTAAAGATTTAGTTTTTAAACTTTTTGCAATACCCTCTTTTGCTTTATTAAGTCTTTTACCAAAAATATCTTTCAAAATATTACTTGTTATATCAACCATTTTTAATCCTTTCTTTCATTACATTTTTAATAGCATCAACTAATAGATTATCTGTAAGAGTACCATCTTTAATCCATTGTTTTACTTGTTTATCACTCTCATTAACTACATCAAGTTCTGGTTTTTTTAATATATCTTGAAACAAATTCTTTTTATAATTATCAAGAAAACTTTGAGTTTTAACTTTTAAAATAGTTTTCATAGTTTTTTGTTGTTTAGAAATCTTCATCCTCATCTCCTTCTTCATCATCTTCTTCTGGTTTCTCTGTTTCTATCTGTTTATTAATTTCTTTTATCTGCTCATCAGACTGTTGTAAAATATTCTTACGCAGATACTCTGCTGAAATATACTTACCAACATACTCCTCAGCCATTGAAACTAACTCAAAACGATCTCTCATTATTTCAGAATTTTTCAACTCTACAAAATGAGAATCTTTAGCCCAAAGATAACGAACACGATCCTTAACTTCCCACCAATCTTCTTCTTTAATAATACCTTTAAGAATCAACTGGACTCTAAGAAGGTCTGTAAAAAGATGAGAAAACCGATGTCGTAAACGACTAATAAACTTTCCAAACTTTACTTCATCTCTTGTAATCTCAGAAGCTCTTCCAAGATTAAACTGTGTCGAATCAGTTCCCTCAATTCTTGAGATTGGAACATTCAAAGACTTGTACAGTTTCTTTCTAAAATATTCTATATCATCTGTTTCACCAAGATTTTGTCCACCCGGTAAAGTACTGATTTCAGTACCACGGCCTCCCTCTCGTCTTGGCAACCAGAAATCTTCCAACATGGAAAGATGTTTTCTCTGGTCTTGAACTTCACCAGTAGCTGCATTATAAATCATCTTCTGTTTATAACGATTCATTACCTGTTGCAGATATTGTTCTGCTTTTAACTTCGGTAAATTACCAACATCAATATAAAATATTCTTCGTTCAGGAGCTCTTGCCAATCTATAGATAACAAGTGCATCTTCAATCATTCGTAATTGATTGAATGGTTTAATTGCTTTAAACAAATAACCAATTATAATTTGTTTTACTGAATCAACTAAACCAGAATGAACATATGAGATTGCATCAGGCGCAACTTGAATAGCATTCTGTGTTGATTGGTTTTGAAAAAATCTACCACCACCAAATTGATCTGGTGTATAAAGATAATATTCTAAAACTTCATCAACTGTTTCAATTTGACTTGGCCCGGCCTTTGATTTTTTTACTTCTCGTATCTTTTCAATATTCAAAGGATCAATCGGAATTAATTCTTTAATTCCATCCTTTGGTCTTTTCATATCAATTACAATATGATGATACAATCTTGCATCAACATACCACTTCTTAAATAAATCTGCACCCGTAAGATTAAAATCAAGTAAATCTAAAAGTGTAGTAAATTCTGTATGTATCTTATCTTTAATACTATCAGTATAATCTAACGATTCTAAGTCTAATGCAACAGCAGGCACACCTTCTTCGTGAATAACTGCATCATTAATAATATCTTCTATAGCTCCATCTACTTCATGGGAAAAAGACATCTCACGATATTTTTGAACTAACTTCTTTTCATCATGGGCATCTGAATCTGTATTAAGATAATGCCCAAGTATTCCACCACCATCAATAATTTGTGTTGCACCATCAAGATTTTCTGGTGTTACAAAAGTTTTGCCCTTCTTCTCCTTCTTGGATTTTATTTCAAAACCAAATAATTCAAAAGCCATAAGTAGATTCCCCTATTGTTTTCAAAAATTCAATAATAACAAGGGGGAGAAACTCCCCCAAAATAATTCAATATTATATATTATGGAAATGTCGTATTAACACCAATACTAACTGGGCCTACTTGGACTCGTCCTCGTACACCAATTTCCCAACTACTATCTCTTGCACCAGTACTATCAAAACCAGTAGATAAATCTGAATGCCAATTATTAACTGCAAATGTTACTGTATATTCTTCAATCGTATCATTAGTGTCCATACCAAGATCAATAGCTGCAATCTCAGTCGGATACATATCTTCAATACGATAAGTACGCAATGATTCACCACTTCGACCCATTTGAATAACTTGTGCTTGACCATAAACAGATGAATGATCTAAAGAAGAAACATTAACTGCATGATGAGTAATCTTTGCACTCCAATCTTCAAATGCCGCACGAATAGCAAATTGTGGATCATTAATAATTGTTACAGTCCAATCAGCAAATGTACGATCGCCGGGAACTTTTAATTGTCGGCCACGAAACGGTACATCAATGTTACCAATAGTAGAAGCTGGAATCTGTGCCGCTTTACACAAAAACTCAATATTTGGAATACCAACAGGATGTTGAATATTCACACGAAACAGATTCGGTCGAACACCACCTTTAAATGATTGTTTAAAATCATGTATATTTGTTGCTGCCATTTTATTACTCCTTTATATTTTATAGTATTTATACAATTAACCACCGATTTCTGTAAAAGATATATCAGATCGAGCGGCAATAAAGTTCAACTGGATGAAATTGATAGAACGTGTTGGCTTAACATAAATATCACCAACAAAATTATTCGCATCAATAACTGTGCCTGTATTATTTGAACCATCACATACTACTTTAAAGTCAGTAATACCACGACGCCCCTGTACTTCTCTCAAGAAAGGTTCAACCATATTTACAAATTGAGATCGTGTGAACTCATCATTAAACTCAAATAACATGGATTTAGCAGCATTTTCTATAGCTTTCTCAAGAACAATAAACAATCTACGAACATTAATACGATCAAATGCAGTAGGAGCTGATTGCATAGTTTTGTCGCCCCAAAGTATAACACCTGAACCCGTTTGAGTAATAAATGGATTAATACCTGCTTTATATAAAGTATCACGATTTGCTTTTGTTGGTTCCCAAGATGTCTTAATAATATTCTTAATAGTACCTCTTGTTAAACCAGCAGGTGACCACCAAGCATCATGTGTATGATCTACTTTTGCACATAAACCAGCAACATCACCACACATCGGAACCCAAATAAATTTATCTTGGTAACGATCATACTGATATTTCCATGCACTATCCATAGTTCCATAACTACTATTTGCACTCATAGCAGTTTTATTACCAGTAATATCTGTAACTTGATTTGTTCCAGAATGTACTACTGAGTCTTTTGCAGGAGAAACAAATGCTATACAATCTTTTCGATACGCAGCAACACTATTAACACAATAAGCTGATACTGTAGTATCTGTTCCACTAATTCCCGGTCCACCAATTATCAATGTAATATCAACTGTATCTTTATCAGTAAATAATCCATAACCAACATTAGCAGCAATAAGATGTGAGCCAGCTAATGCACTACCATCTGTACCACCTGCTAATGATCCACCGGGGACAGATTCAGATGCAGTTGCACTATTAAAAGTTAAAAATGCTCCACCAGCTTTTGGTAATCCTGCGGCCTTTTCTGAACCAGTTGTATTGGTAGTAAATTGTGTTACTAATCCAACATATACATATTTTGATTCATTCTTTAAAACATCTACAACATAATTACTAGAACCATCAATTTTTTTTGCATCAGACGCTTTACTTACATATGCCCATCTTTCTAAAACTTCTCCAGGAACTCCAGTAAATAAACCATCTTCATCAATAACAAGAACGTGCATCTCGTCATTAGCAACAAATGAAGCACTACCATTTGCATTAGCAACATCAGCAGATGTTCCGGGAGCTGAATCAAAGTGTGCAAGAAAATCTGCATTAACTGTAGCGTCTGCCCAACCATTAGAATCTATTGCTGTTACTTTTAAACTATTTCCTTTTACTCCAGGATACTTTGCAATAAATAATTGGTCTGTATATGTAAGACTATCATAATGAGTTGAATTTTCAACAGCAAGTGCTGTGCCTGTATCGTCATCTCCAACCACACCATTTAATGCACCATTATGTGATCTTACAACAATTAAATTATTAGCATATGCTAAATAATTTGCAGCACACCAAAACCATTCTTGTGTATTAGTATCCGGTTTACCGAATAGTTCAACAAGATCATTTTCTGTTGTAATTGTTGTTCTTTCATTTACAGGACCCCATGTAAAACGTCCGGCAAACCCGCCAATGTTTGTTGATACATTGGGAACAACAGTCGTTAAATCTTTTTCTGTTATATTAACCCCAGGTGATACTTGATACGCCATTTGATTTCTCCTTTTACATTTCTAATATTGATATAGATTTACCATTTATGTGTAGAAACTTTTTCCCATCTATTTCCATCGGGCATAGTTTCATACGCCTCATCCAATCCATCATCAATAATACCAAAAGGAATTGTCATATCTTCTAATGAATCTAATTTATTTTGATACAACTTTTCTCTAATATTCAAATTACTTAATTCTTTAAAATATGTTTGATCGA